AATGTTTTCAGAGTAAAAGATAATTCAGATGCTTCTAAAAAATTAGCATTTGAATGTTCAGGAATTTCGGGTAGTACAACTCGAACTATGACTGTTCCAAATACAGATGGAACAATTAGCACAGAAAGTTTTGCTACTGCAATAGCAGTGGCTTTAGGATAGTATTATGGCAACCCAAGTACAATTTAGAAGAGGAACAACAGGTGAACATTCTGCTTTTACAGGAGCAGTTGGTGAAGTAACTGTAGATACTCAGAAGAAAACTGTCTGTATTCATGATGCGACTACAGTAGGTGGTTTTCCTTTACTGTTAGAAGATGGAAGTAATTCCAGTTTTAGTTTAGGTTCATTATCCAGCTGTGCCTTGAAGTTTGCTGGAGATCCTAATACAGGAATAATAAGTGCCGGTGCAGATCAGATATCATTAGTAACTGGTGGATTTGCAAGGCTTACAATAGATTCATCTGGTGTGGTCACAATTCCAGGTAATGTAAACATAACCGGGAATATTACTGTAAATGGAACTACTGATTTTTCTGACCAACTCGCTCTCATACTCGCTTTAAGTTAATATGGCAAACACCTTTAAAATTGATACTAAATCAAGTGTTGTTACAGACGCTGTTAGTAGCACTAACACTAACGTCGTAACAGCTGGAGGTTCAGCAACTTTAGTTCTTTTAAGTTGCTTAGTTTCAAACAAGACAGGAGCAAGTGCTGATGTCGATGTTTATTTAGTAACGAACACAGGAGATGATGTTTATATAATAAGAAACGCTCCAGTTCCTGCAGGATCATCATTAGAAATAATAAGTGGATCAAAAATAATTATGGAGTCAAGTGATGTCCTGAGAGTCAGGGCAGGAACGGCAACTGCTTTGGATGTATCAGTAAGTTACTTAGAACAGACTTAAGGAGGTATAACAAATGGCTCTTAATACAGTAAGTTCAGATAGGTTAGCTACAAACGTAAAGAATACGAACTTTACAGCAGCTGAAAAACAGGATTTAACAAATGATATTCTTCCGTTAGCGAAACAATTTGGACAATCTAAAAATTTAATAATTAATGGAGCTATGCAAGTGGCTCAACGTGGTACCTCATCTACATCTTCTGGTTATGCTACTACTGATCGTTTTCCGACGGGATCTGGAAATATTGGTCAAAATGTTACACAATCACAGCAATCATTATCTTCAAGTGATACTGGCCCATACGAAGCAGGATTTAGAAAATATAAAAGAGCACAACTAGCAGCTGCAGGAAATGCTAATGCTAGTGCTTATGTTGAGGCAGCTAGTTATAAAATTGAAGCACAAGATTTAGCAAATTCTGGATGGGATTCTACATCCTCTTCTAGTAAAATTACGCTAAGTTTTTGGTTTAGATGTTCAACTAATCAGACATTTCGTCTTAATGTAAGAAGTGAAGATGGAACATCACGAATGTTCTCAACTGACTTTACTGCAACTGGCAATAATACTTGGACAAAAATAACTAAAACTATTCCTGGTAATACAAGTCCAACTGTAGATGTTGATAATGATAATGGGTCTGGTTTAGCAATTTTTTGGATTCCATTTTACGGAACAGATTTGACTGATTCTGGTTCTACAATGGATGCTTGGAAAACATATTCTGGAAGCAGTCAGGGAACTGATATGGCAAGCACTTGGTTAACTGCTGGTGCATCTACCTTTGATATTACGGGAGTTCAATTAGAAGTAGGCAGTGTAGCAACAGATTTTGAACACAGGTCAATTGGTCATGAGCTTGCTTTATGTCAAAGATATTATATTGACATGAAGTATGGCTCAATTATATTTCCACAAAATAATGTATATATGTCTGCACAATTTCCTACAGAAATGAGAGCTAACCCAACTTTGACTGTTACTGTAACTGGTACTACGTCTGGAATATCAGCAAAAACTACAGGGTTTAGAGCAGTTAATTCTTTAGGTCCTCAAGATGCTGTTGCTAAAGCCGATGCGGAACTTTAAATTATGACTATTAACTACAAATTTATTAAAGACTTTACGGGTAAAAACGTAAGTGTTCTACGTCTTCCAGACAATGCGTATATTCCATTTGATGAAGGAAATACCGACTACCAAGAATATCTTGAGTGGGCTAAAACAAATACAACTGATGATTCACTAACTTGGGATGATATTAGATTAAAAAGAGATAATATATTACAGTCTACAGACTGGACAATGACAACTGGTGCAACTGTAGACCAGGCTCAGTGGGCTGCATATAGACAAACCATAAGAGATATTCCTCAGACTTACAAAGATAAAACTCCTGATGATGTTGTCTGGCCAACACAACCTTCTACAGCTGGTCCTAATACATAATCCAGAAGATTACTCCCTGTAAAATAAGAACAGAAAAAGAATATAGTAGTTAAACAGTCATGCCATATATTGGAAATGACATAAGGGCAAACGAAGATTACAAAACTATAGATGATATATCAAGTAGTTTTAATGGTAGTACCACTTCTTTTGCTTTACAGGTCGGAGGTTCTGCCCCAGTTCCTTTTCCAAAGTTTGAATCACAATGCATAATATCTGTCGGTGGTGTAATCCAGGAACCTGATACTACAGGTACAACTGGATTTAAATTTACAGGTACAAATATAGTTTTTAGTTCTGCTCCTGCTGGTGGAACATTTCCAGATGGAACTACTGCGGTTCCTTCTATAACATTTAGTTCAGATACTGATACTGGAATATTTAGGAGTGGTAATGGATTAGTTTCTATTACTTCTAATGGAACCAAAGTTGCCACCTTCCCGACGGGTCAAGGGAGTGCAAACCAGGTGCTTGCCACAGATGGTGGAGGAACACTCTCATTCGTTGATCAGTCAGGGGGTGGAGCTGTCGGAGGAGGATCTGACAAGCTGTTTATAGAGAATGGAACAACCATGACAACTAACTACACATTAGGTACTGAATTTGGAGCAACTTGCAATGCTCTAAGTGCAGGTCCAATTACAATAAACGCAGGTGTCACGCTGACTATACCTAGCGGTTCAGTTTACACGGTGGTTTAAATTATGCCTATTTCAATCAATGGTAACGGAACAATAACAGGGATATCAGTAGGAGGACTTCCTGATGGAATAGTCGATACTGATATGATTGCTAATGCTGCGGTAACAAAACCTAAATCTTCTGGTATTGGTGGTATTGAGAATGCTCAAAGATGGACTAAAGGAGCTTTTTCTGGAGATATTGATCCAATTACAGGGTTTAATAAAGATACTTCTTATAATGGTGCAAGTCTTGGGTCAGATATGACCGTATCAAGCGGAGTTTTTACTTTTCCTTCAACTGGAATATGGCATATACAAATACAAGGTTATCTTTATAAAAACTCTAATGTTCTTGCGGGAACAATAGGAATTAGAACTTCTGTAAATTCTGGAACAAACTGGACATATTACCAACCAAAAAGTTATACACACGTTACTGGTACTGGAGGAACTCAATATGCAACTTCAATAAACAGCATGCTATTTGACGTTACAGATACATCAACTCATCAAGTACGATTTAACTCAGAGGGAGCTGGTCAATGGGATAAATGTTGGGCAAACTTTACGAGGTTAGCGGACACATAATGATTTATAACAAATATTCAGCAGTAGAATCTTTAAGACCAACAAGTAAATGGAATTGGTCAGGCTATGATTATGCAGATTTAAATTGGATTAGTTCTGATACAAAACCAACTGAATCTGAAATAGATGCTGAAGTTACAAGATTAACTAATGCAGAACCTATGAGACTTTTAAGAGTTGAAAGGGATGCAAAATTAGCAGCTTGTGATTGGAGAGCATTATCTGATTTAACTATGTCAGATAGTTGGAAAACATATAGACAGGCACTGAGAGATTTGCCTGTGTCTGCATCGCCTAAACTAGACAGTAATGGAGATTTAGATTTAACATCCGTTACTTTTCCAACGGAGCCTACATAATATGAGTTCTATAAAATTAACAGCTGATTCTGGAGGAGGAACTTTTGAATTAAAGGCTCCAGCTTCTGGTTCAAATGCAAGAGTACTAACTGTCCCTGATACAGCAAGTGGCACAGTTTTAACTACAACAAACCCAAAGGCAGGAAATATTATTCAAGTTGTACACGCTAATACTGGAACACAAACAACAACCTCAGCTAACAGCTATACAAATTCTGGATTAACAGCAAGCATAACCCCTTCAAGTTCTTCAAGCAAAATTTTGGTTTCTGTTTGTCAAGCTTATAGATTGGCTATAGGTGGAGCTACGGCTGCTTCTGGTGCAATAAAGATTTTTAGAGAACAGGGAGGAACTGAAACAGCTGTAAGTAGTCCTCAAGATTATTTTTTATATGTGGAAGCTGCTGGTACTACTTCACAATATGTATATGATGTTATGACACAAATTGTTCAAGATTCTCCAAATACAACTTCTGCTGTGAGTTATAAAACTAAACAACGTATATACAATTCAATGGGCACAATAATAACTCAATACAATGGAGACTCTTATATTACATTAATGGAGATAGCAGCATGATTTATACAAAAATTGAAGCACTTTCTAGTTTAAAACCAAATAAACAATGGACTTGGAGTGGAACTGATTATTCTGGATTAACATGGTTGGAAAGTGATACAGCACCAACTGAAGCAGAAATTGATGCAGAAGTTACGAGATTGAATAATGCAGAACCAATGAGACTTCTTAGATTTGAAAGAAACAAATTACTAGCTGCATGTGATTGGACACAATCTAGAGATTTAACTTTATCAAATGATGATGCTTGGAAAACTTACAGACAAGCACTAAGAGATTTACCAGCAAGTGCATCAC